TCCCTCCAGATAAAGACACAACAACATTTTTTGCCATTTTTATATAATTTAAATTTTTGCCAGGTATTATAAAGCGTATAGGCAAACGCTATTTTTTAATAAATATTAGTTAAGTTTGACATTTTAACTTCTATATCTTTCCATTCTTTAATATAACTTTTAATAGAAGTGTAATGATTACTTTTACTGTTTAACATTTCTTTGCATACTGTTTTTAAAGCATGATTAAAATTAGAAGGATAACAAATAGTCTTAATATAAGGGGTATCGTTATCTCCTTTAATTACTCTTTCATAAACTGTATAACCTCCTGAGGATGATTTTGCTATAAAAAAAGGTTCCATAATAGGATCTTCTATTATAGTATCACCTGTAGGTATTGAATCTGGTCTTCTTAACATAACTTTTAAATTTTAAATTTTATTTCCAATATAATTGTATTAATACGATTAAAAATGCAAGAGATAAAGTCACTCCTGTTTTTAACGTAATACCTTCTCCTAAATGCAAATAAGTACATAATGCCATAATCAACATTCCAGAAGAAAATCCTATTAGTCTACCTGGCCATAATAATCCATCAAAGCCTGCAACTACATATTTAGTAGCGTATATTAATATGTAGCTAATAGGAACGCCCATACAGGCAATCAACAACGGTCTTTCTTTAGCCCAGTTACTTAAAAACTGTGAGTTAGTTTGATACCAAATCATAGTTTGAGCTATAAAAAATAATATAAATGCTATAAATATACTTTTATTCACCTAATATAAATTTTTTTAATTCATTTTCTTGTAATAAACCTATTTTAGTTTCAGTTAAATCTTCTTTTTCTACTACTGTAAAAGGAATACTAGTAACTTTATATTTAGCTGCTAATCCTTCGATATCAGCTTCTACATTAATATTTTTAACTGAAATTTTATCTTTAAGTTCCTCAGTAACTTTATCAAAAGTTTTTGCATATAGCTTACAAGGTCCACACCAATCAGCATAAAATTTTATTACATTAATCATTTTATCTTCTTTTTTTATTAAATTTACTTCTCTTAGTACCGCTTTTTTTAATATCTATACCTCTTACTTTTAACCATTCTATAGTTTGTGTATAAATTTGTTTTGCTGTATTTTTAGACATATAACTAATTTTAATATTATATAATAATATAAGAAAAAAAGTGCAGAGATACAACTATTTAAAGTTATTTCCATCTACACTTACTTCATGCCAGAATACTCTACCTTCTTCAATAGCTTTTTTAATATTTCTTTGCTTACCCATCAAAAAAGAACTACCGCTTTTCACTTCTACGAAATGAACTGAGCATTTAGTTTTACTTCTAGTATCTGAAAAAGCTACGTAGTCAATAGGCATTCCTAAAAAAGTACAATCTTCAGCCGGTACTGGAAAGTTAGGAGTAAATGGAACAAAATGTTCTATAGTTTTACCCCATTGAACTGCTCCAGATCTTTTTTTAGTATCTATTTTAATCAACTCCCTTTCAACTTCGAATTCTTCTTCTAATTTTTTAATTTTTCTTTTAAAATAATAAATTGTAATTCCTAAACACAGCAAAGCTATGCATATTATAGTATAAAGTAACATAATTTAATTTTTATCCATCACAACTTAAACAATCCTCTGAAGTTCTTGAACCAATATCACCATTAATTACTGAGTCAGTTCTTAAATAGTAAAGAGTTTTAATTCCAAGTTTCCATGCTGTTTGATGTACTAGGTTAATAAATTTAGGTGAATCAGTTGGATCGAAAGCCAAATTCAATGATTGAGTTTGATCTATATATTTTTGTCTAACTGCTGCTTGTTCTACTAATGCTAATTGATTAATTTCAGCAAAAGTTAAAAATATTTGTTTATCTTCTAAAGGCATAACATCTTCAGGTAGGTTAGCTACTGAACCTCTATCTTTCATTATAGCGTCCCATACTTCTTCTGTGCTTTGACCTCTTTCTTCTAAATAGCTTTCTAAAGCAGGATTTTTTCTTATAAAAGTACCTTTAGCTGAATTAAAAGTATAAACGTTAGCAGGTATTGGTTCTATACCGGCAGATACTCCTCCTGATATAGTACTATTAGAAACTGTAGGAGCTACTGCAAGTAAATGACTATTTCTCATTCCTGTACCTCTACACCATAAAGGTTCACCGTATTCATCAGCTAATTTTCTAGATGCTGCTTCAGCTTGAGATTTTATTTGTGAAAATATTTGATGAGTATATGATGTAGCTGCTATAGAATTAAAAGGTATTCTTTCATTTTGTAAAAAAGTATGCCAACCTAACACACCTAAACCTATTGCTCTACCTTTTTTAGCACTTCTATGAGCTCTTACTAAAGAATCTCTTCCTGACGTTTTAGCTAAAAATTCTTCTAATACACCATCTAAAAAGTATATCGCAGTTTCTATAAGATCAGTATTTTTCCATTCGTGCCATTTAGTTAAATTAACTGAGGATAGGCAACATATAAAGCTATGTTCTTCATCAGTAAATAAAGTAATCTCTGAACATATATTAGTCATAGTAACATCTAAATTATTCCTAACATATGCTGGAGGGTTATCATTATTTACATTATCTTTGTACATAATATATGGTTCTCCTGTTTCAACTCTAGATTTTAATATTTCTACCCACAATGAAATAGCTTCAGGATCTCTTCGTTCTAATTTTTGCATAAATGAATCATCTACTACTACACATTGATGTAAATTTAAGCATTGTCTATTAGGATCACCCTTAGGTCTTCTTATCTGTAAATATTCTTTTATATCTGGATGGTTAATGTCTAAGTTAACAGATGCAGCTCCTCTTCTTACTGCTCCTTGATTAGTAGCAATAATAGTGGAATCATAAATTTTAGCCCACGGTACTACTCCTTCAGATTGCCCCATATCTCCTAAACCTATTCTTTCTCCTCTTCCTCTAATTCTAGATAAACCTATACCAACACCACCGCCGAGGGAGGTTAGTCTCATTAATTCAGCATTAGTTAAACCAATACCTCGAATTGAATCGGGCGTATCAATTCCAAAGCATGAGATCGGTAATCCTCGGTCGGTTCCGGTGTTTGAAAGTACAGGAGAGGCTAAGTTAAGCCACCCTTTCCACATATAGCGGAAAAATTTATTAGCTAAATCAGGTCTATCTAATCTTTTTGCAATTCTATCAGCTACTCTACGGTATGCCTTTTTTGGCGTTTCATCAGGTAATAAGTATCCTTTCGAAATAGTTGCTATTGAAATTTCGTTCATCCATTCGGGATAATCTTTACCTGCCTCCCAATTGGAAGTATCTACTACTATACTCATAACTTTTTATTTTAAAATATTGCGTTAGGATCCCATTCCATATGTCCTTTTGCATAATTAGTAACTCTATTTGCAAAGAAATCGGTATGTTGTTTACCTGCGATTACTGCATCAAACCATTTCATAGTTTTTAATGCTCCTTTATCAATATCTTCTGATGGAACTATAGGTTTTAACCCTAAATCGCTCATTTTAGTATTAACTCTGTGTTTAATAAAGTTTTTTAATTCTTCTTTAGTTAAATTTTCTAAATCTCCTAATTCGAATACTTTATCTATAAAATCGAATTCTAATTTTAAAGCTAACATAGCAGCTTCTTCTATTTCTTTAACTAATTTATCAGTTTTAAATTCTGGATGTTCTTTCATCAAAGTTCTAAATAGCCAGCATCCTGCTTCAGAATGAAGTGATTCGTCTCTTACTGACCATTCAACTATCTGCCCTACTCCTTTTAGTTTATTTCTCATTTTAAATGAAAGTAAAACAGCAAAAGAAGAAAATAAATTTACACCTTCAGTAAATGCAGAAAAAATTGCTAAAGATTTAGCTCTTTCGTGCCAGTTAGGAGTACCGTCATGATTATCTCTAACATTCATTAAAGCTTCAATCTTTGCCATTGTAGTTTCGTCTTCTAAAAATTCTGCAAAATCATCTAAACCTAATTGTTCGTTTAATAAAGAGTACGCTTCTGCATGAATAGTTTCGCTTGATCCTAATGTAGTTCCCATCATAATAACTTCTGGTTTTCTAAACCATTTAGTTACTAAAGTCGACCAATAATCATTAACTATAGTTTCAGTTTGTGCAAATCCTTTAAGAATCTGTCCTACTACGTTTTTTTCATGATCTTTTAAATTGGATTTCCAGTCAGTAACATCCTGTGCCATCGGTACTTCAGTATGTAACCAGTGTGCTTGTTGTTGTTTTAACCAAAAGTCAAATGCTTTCGGGTATTCGAAGGGTTTGTAAACTACGCGTTCATCAAGTAAACTCATTTTTTAAAAATTATTAAGGGTTAAACGAAAAAAAATCTCCAATTAGTTTATAATTACTTTTGGAGATGTTTCCATAAATAGCATATATATTCTATTTTTTGTCAAATAATTCAGACATTTTATCTCTAGATAAATTAAAAACAGGACCTTGTGTAGTATTAAGGTGTTCGTTTAAGTCAGCTTTACCTTCGAATTCAATATGACCGTTATTTGTATCCATTTTAACATTATAGGTCATACCGTCTTGACCGTATCTATTTTTCATTACATGTACTCTACCGGTACCGAGTACTTTATCTTCTTTTTGTCTAGATAAAGATAAACATATATCTGCAACCATCATCTTATCGTAACTACCTGCAGCTTTATCTCCTTCTATAACTGAATCTTTAGCCCCCATTCTATTTACTTGAGAAGGGGTAAGGACTGGTATTTTTAAATCTTTAGCTAATCCTTTAGTTGCTATAAATACATCATCAATTTCATCCTTACGTTCAAAAGACTTACCTCTAGAAGGAGCTCTTAAATAATCTACATAATCTATAATAACTAAATCAGGCTTATGCTCCATATCTATACATTTCTGTATATGTGCTTTAACAGTATTAACTGTAGCACTTTTAGGTGCGTATTCTTTTACGATTAATCTACCTTTCAGATTTTCTACTTGTTTTTGAACTTCTTTACGATGTTTATTAACTTCATCAATAGAGTATCCTGTAAAATAGCAGTCAAATCTTTTACCAACATAATCTTCCCCGAGTTCAAGAGTGTAATAGTTGACTTTATAACCAAGCTTAACAGCATGAGCAGCAATAGCAACCATAGTCCACGACTTACCACCGCCAGGATTACCAAATACAATAGCCAAGTCACCAGGTCCAAATCCTCCTTGAATACCATCATTAAGGATAGGCCAAGGAGAAGGAATAGTAGGACGGTAATCAACTCTATAACGAGTTTCAATATCTTTATTATATTCATGACCAATATTTTTATCCATACCAGCTTTCATAGCTTTTTCGATCCTATTTCGAATACCATCAAAATCACCTGCTTTAAGTAAATCTGTAGAACTTAGAATAGCTTGTTTCATTTCTTGATTTTTACAAAAAGTAGTAAATTCTTCTTGTACGTATTCTAAATCATCTTGAGTAGCTTGGTAAGAATTTCTTAATTCTTCTTTGAGAGCGATTTGTAAAATATCATTTTCAACTTTTTGAAGCTCTACTTTAAGAACATCCATAGTAATAGTAGTGTGATACTTATCAAAATACTTGATTATCTGATCTATAATCCATTTATGAGCATCAGAATCAAAATAATCATCGCTTAAAACATCTCTTACGTTAAGTAGAAATTTTTTATCTGTTAGCAAAGAGCCCAATACTTTCAGTTGGAAACTTTTTCCATACTGATTCAATGCTTTTAATGTCATCTATAACTTATTTTTTAAAAACCGTTAAACCTCTAAAATTCTCTAACCAACCTTCTGTATTTTTAGTAATACCTTCAATCTTATCTTGATCTAAAAGGTGTAAAAATGCCCCTGTTTGTAGGTCAGGAATATCACTCTTTATTATATCTAATATATGATTTTTTTCTTTATCATCCAACACAGTATTGTGTAAATTCATTAACTCATAATTTTTTAATACTCTATCCCAATTATGAATAATTTTAGCAAATATTTTTTTAGGTTTATCTCCCTCCATTTGAGTTTCACAATGATCCCAAACATCATTTATAGAAGCTAGGGCGTCGTGAGAAAAACTAGACCATTCTGAAAGGATAGTTTTAATTCCTAAACCTTTTACCCCAGGTAAATTATCAGAGTTATCTCCTAATAATGCTTTAACTATATTATAATTTTGTGGTAATACTTTTATTTCTTCTACAATATTATCTAAAGTAAACGTTTTCTTTTTTATAGGAGCATATACTTCTATATTTTTATTAACTAATTGTAAAAAATCTTTATCTGAAGATACTATAGTAACTTTTTTATTATTACCTGCAGCTTGTTTAGCTAAATAAGCTATAATATCATCTGCTTCTAATTTTTCTATACTAATCTGCTGTAAAGGTAAGCATTCTAGATAGTCTTGAGTTCTATACAACTGACCTATTAATGCTTCTTGTTCTTCGTCTCTAGTATCGTAAAGACCCCAATGAGTGATTCTAGCAGTTGCTCTTTGAGCTTTATAATTAGGATCAATATTTTTTCTATTTCCGGAACCTCCTTTACCGTCCCATACCACAACTACTCTAGTAGGGTCAAATATTCTAGTAACATACCCTAAAGATCTCATGAAACCTACCAGGCCACCTATATGATGACCTGATGGATTCATAGCTTTGAGTAATGAAAAGCTACGAATTAACATATTCATAGCATCAACCACTAGGATGTGATCATTCAATTCTCGGGGTGGGGTTTCTTTAAGATTTTTAAGTATAGTTGTATAATTTCCCATTAATCTAAAATACCAGTTGTAATTTTATCTTCTTCTAAGTCTCCTTCTTCGATTAAGTTGAAATCTAAACTACCTACTAATTTTAGCCAATGGTCTTTATGTTCATTTTTATACTTATCAATTGCACGTTTATCATCAGGAATAAAACCATGAGCTGTCATTACAACTCTTCCTCTTGATTGAACTCCTCCTATATGATTCTTCTCTACTTGAACGTTAGTCCTTTTAGCAAATTCTACCTGTAAACCATCTTTAATAGCTTTAATCTTAGATGTTCCTGGATTAGTAATGTTACCGAAAGTTATAACTAACGTAGAATCATACCACATAGACATACCTCCTTTATTCTGTAATTTAGGCATACCCATAGGAGATTCAGGTTTCATAGTCCATACCTTATTAATAGCTACTAAAGTATTAGTATAAGGTGAATTTTCTTTTCGAGATAATAATATTTTTTGATTTAAATTATTACCAAATTGAGTAGACATTGCTCCTGCATTCCATTCATTATTATTCTTATTAGAACGAACTGATAAATCACAAGGTACTGATCCTATACTATCCCAGAAGAAACATATATCAAAAGGTAAGTTACCTTTAGCTTGTTCATCCATTAAATCTGCCATATACACAGCTACATCTTCTATAGTATTTAAAGTACCTCTATCTGAATATAAAAAATGTCCTTCGTAATCTGTTACGTTACCATTTTCATCTAATACTTCCTCTATTTGTAATCCCATTTCTTTAGCATGATCCCAAGACCATTTCATCTCGGTAATTATAAAAACAGGTAAAATACCCATTTTTTGAGCATTTACGGCTGCTTCTATTAAAGCTGTAGTCTTACCTGTATCGGAATGACCTCTTAATAAGGTAATATGACCAGTAGGTATACCTGGTAAGGAAGTTATATCTTGAAAAGCTTTAGAGAGAGGGATCCAACCTTGCTCTTTAAACTTAACAGATGCATTAGAAAAACCTTTTTTCTTTTTAAAATTACTTAAATTAAACGACTTTCTTACTGCAGCAGTCGCTCTTTCTTGTACTTCTTTATTTTTTGCCATTTTTATTCATTAAATAAGTCATCAAATTTACTAACTGTATCTTTATTGCCAGCAGTAGCTGTTTCTAAAGTAAAGTCAGTTTTTTGAGGACTTGAGCTTTCTGGCGGAGTTTCAGAACCGGCTGCCGGAGTATTTTCTTCAGCGGCATTAGGATCTAAATATTCTTGAAGTTTTTTCTTAATAAAATCGTAATCGTACTGAGTAAACGTCTCAGTAGGGTTAGGTTGATTTTTTAACCATTTATCAACTAAATCATTATTATCTGATAAAGGAGTTTGTTTAGGTTTAATTCTAACTGTAGTTTCAGGATAAGGGTTACCTTGTCTTTGTTCTACTACCATATCCCATCCATTTAATACATCTGTAAAATCTCCTACGTCTTCATCTTCAGCTAATGCTAATAAAGCTTTATAAATAGTAATACCAAATCCCCATAATCTTACACCTTTATCTTCTTCTCCTCTTACTACTACAGGAGCAAAGATTCTAGTTTTAGGGCTAATTTTACCTGATAGAGACCAATTGTCTTTATCATTTGTTTTTCTTAATTCTTTTACAAACTCTTCAATAGGATCTTGTTTACCAAAGTTAGATAAAGCTACCATTGGGAATTTACCTATTCCGTAATGAAACTTTAACTCCTTAAAAGGGAAAGTAGGGTCATAAGCAGAAGGTACTATACGTACTGTCTGTTTTCCTAATTGAGGTTTCCAAAAAATTTCTGAATAATCGGTCTTTTCTCTCTGTTGACCGCTGTTGTTAAGCGCATCTAATTTAGCGCGAATTGCGTTAATGTCCATATAACTAATTTTTAAATTATAACTTATTAATAATATAGTAATAAAAAATTAAATAGCCAACTAAAGCTCAATAATTTTATATAACTTTGTGTTTACTCTTTTTAACTCCGGACCTTTAGTTAAAAGTATACAATTGCGAAAATCGTTCCAATTCACTCTGTAACTAGTATCTAACTCTCCGTTATTTAATGATTTAATTAAAGTATTTAATGCATTAATAGTATAAAGAGTATTTGTTTCTTTTTTTCTATGTACTAAAATAGTATTTTCTATAAAATTAGATACATTACCAAAATCTACATTATAGGTACACATATACTCGTTTTGGCTTTTAGAATAAAGTACAAATATTTTATTATAAATAATTTTATACCTTTCTTGAATATTATTTAAAACATCATCCAAGCCTTCTTCAGTAGAAAAAGTACAAAACAGCTTATTACTCATATCTTCGCTGGTAAAAATAGGTTCGATATCGTAATCGAACTGTGGTATTGTTGTATTTGTTATCATATATAAATAGTTAAGCTGTTCTATAACATTAAATTAGTACTGTATTTAAATTTAACTGGGTATTTCTTTTGTTTTTCCATTATTTTTTGTAACTCTTCTAAAGTTTCTATGCTATCTTCTTTACTAAAATCAAATAAAATTGCATCGTAAGTATAAAGAGCTATAAAAGTTTTTTTATCTTTAAGATACTCTAGTACATCTTTTAATATAATAATATTATTTGAAGTTTCCAACGATTGCATCATATAATTCATTAATTTAGCAGGATGCATATCTTTAAGTTCCTTAGTAAACTGCTTATCTGACTGAGGATTTTGTACATAACCGTTATTATTAAAGTTATTCCATAACGTATCAATATACTGCTGTATTTCTTTAAATATTTTTAAATTTTTATGCTCTTCAGGAATTTTACCATATATAGCATGAAAGTTAATCTGTTTTGCTTTTGTATATTCTTCGTCAGTAATTTCTTCTTTACCAAAATACTGTTTAGCTAATTGTTTATGAGCAGATTCCTTCGTCATAGGGTAATCTAATTGGTCAGCAAGCAATCTTAAATGATATCCGTCAAAATCAAACTCTACAAAATAATCATTTTGAGGTTTAAAACATTTTCTATGTTTTTCAGTGTGTGGTATAGCTGCAAAATTAACACTATTAAAATTATTTGTAGGTCTAGAGGTAGGGTTAAATAGATTATATAAAGTATAAACTTTATTATTTAGAGTATTAAATATAGGATTACGGGGTTTAAATATTTCTTTGAAAGATTCATAATATACCTCTATACCTGATTGTTCTATCAAGAAAAAGACGTTAGTAGCTAATTTATTATAAAAATCAAATCCTTCTGGTATTTTAATATTATTAATATATTCTTCAATAGAATTATAAATTAATTCACATTTTTCATACAATTTAGTTATAGGAATAAGTGAGTTTATATCTTTTTTAGAATTAAATTTATTATAATACCAATTAATAGTAGAAATCGAAGAGTTAAATTCTAATTTATCATAAAAAGTCATTGAATAAGCTAAAGAAATATCTATAGCTTTCTGTATATTAAAGTGATAGAGAAGTTCTTTTTTATTAAGAGTATAAATTACTTGAGCTTTATTTAAAATTTTATAGACACGTTCTTTATCTACGTTAAGTCCATCATTATGATCTATAGGTATAATAAATCCATGCTTACTATTAATCATTCTGATGTAAACTGCGGTTGTTGTAGTAAGTTTAGGGTGAAAATAATCGTTAGAAGAAATAACATGAACAAAACATCCTACTCTTATAAAATTTTCTAACGATACTAACTTAGATTCTTTTTCTACTATATAAAACACTTAAAACCTTTTTCTTAATATAAGAATAATATTTTAAATATCAAACTAATATCCTCCTCCTCCGCCGGAACTACTACCTCCTCCAGAACTTCCTCCTGAATAAGAAGGTGTTGAAGTTGGTGTACTAGTCGGTTGAGATGTAGAAGTACTGGTGCTTTGCTGTGCTGGTCTTTGTTGATTATTAGTTTGAGTAGTAGGGGTAACAGCAGTATCGTTTATTCTATTTTCAATACTATACCTACTTTTAGATTTATCTTTTGCTACTAATCTACTATGCGGTTCTTGTATATGTTTAGCTCCTACCATAGGTCCTTTAGTAGGGTGTAAATGATAAGGACCCACATATTCTTTCATAGTACCTTCTAATAAAAATTCTCCTGGTTCAGCATATAGATTTTCTCTAACTTTATCGTTTAATTTATTATTTGAAGTTCTATTTTTATTAGTATTACTAGAAACAAAAGAAGTTTTTGATGGAGACGGGATATCAAAAGTATTTATAGTAGGTTGTACATTAGTACTAGATAGAGGTAATGTATCTTCTACATATTCATTAGCACCTAAAATAAGTTTTTCAGCTCCCGGTAGGTTAAGTTTAATTCTTTCTATAGTTTTTTGATTTTTTGATTCTATACCTTCTAGAAAGTACCCGTCTATTATTTGATCTTTAGCAGGACCTTTAATATACCACGTTACTACCATTAATTTATCGTACGGTTTTCTAATTCTGCTTATTCTTTTA